TGTGCCACTTGCGTAAATCAGTATGGGTGTGTATCCGCTTTGCGCCATGATTGGCTCCTAAAACATTAAAAAGAAGTTGCCTTTTGACTGAACCAAAGGAGTGTAAGTGATGATAATGATACCGGCAGCACCAAGACCACCAGTTGAAAGTATAGATGATGCTCCTCCACCACCGCCGCCACCATAAAGTCCGCCAGCTCCACCGGATGTAGCAGTTATTCCATCACCAGCGCCACCGCCTCCACCACCCGAATAAATTGATGCTCCTGCGCCTCCAGCGGTTCCCGATGTAGATGCTGCACCACCAGCACCTCCAGCGCCAGCACCTGTACCCGCAGTACCAGCAGTTGATGTTGTTCCAGAGCCAGCCGTTCCACCATTTCCTCCACCGCCGCCTCGACCTATTGTTGGATTGGTTGCGCTATTTGCTCCTCCAGCTCCACCATTTCCATTAGGCCCACCAGCACCACCACCGCCACCACCGGCTGCTGTAGTGTTTGTTCTTCCATTTCCTCCTGCGCCACGGGCAAAAGAACTTGTTAAATAATCTGTATTATTTATGGTTGTAGTAAGAACTCCAAAAGCACCACCTGTAATTCCACTAGCATTTTGTCCACCCGCAGCTAAAAGTATGCTGCCATAAGTTGAACCATCAATAGTACCAACACCCAAGTATGCAATATTACTTCCAGCAGAAGAAGATTTAGTATCGTAATTTAAGTTTGTAACATAGCCTTGAGAAATAAGTGTAGCAAAAGGTACATTGGAGCATAGAAAATAATATCCACCAGCACCACCACCACCAGATGCAGAAGCAGTTCCTGCCGCACCATCGCCTCCAGCACCATATATTTCAATGGTATTGACAGCATCGTTCCAATTTGCTGGAAGCGTCCAAGTTCCTGAGCCTGTAAGAATTACTTGTGCCATATTAAGCAGATGCTATGCAACGCCATCTAGATGTCTGGCTGTTGTACATGAATCCCACTGTTAGAGGGAGGGTTGTGGAGCCATTTGATGTAGTTGGAACGTTGATGGTGCTATTCTCAGTATTTGTCCATCCGATTGTTTGCGTTGCTGCACTAAAATCATAGATACGAACAATAGTCATTTGCCCATCAACAGCACCTGTAACCGCCATAGTAATAGCCATTGTTGCGGCTGAACTATTTGTGAAGTTATTTACCTTGTATCCAACGGGGACAGTTCCAGCATTGGATGTTACGGTCACTGCATTAACAGCGTAGTTCAATGCTCCATTGATCGTAGTCGTTGACGTAGCGCCAGATGTAGCAGAGCCAAGCGTGATGGCCGTGATGGAGCCCGATGCTCCGCCCGTTCCAATATCAATGGACTTCTGGGTTGTGCCTGTAATGGTGGTCGATGTTACGGTCTGGGTTTGGTTTATGTTGTATGTACCTGCACCGCCTGCACCCGTACCCAAGCTGATGATGTATGTACCCGGCAACACGCCTGTGCCCGACAATGCCATACCAATCGAGAACGTGCCAGTTACAGTACCGCCAACGGTCAATACAGTAGTTGTGATTGAACTGGCCGTGCCTGATGCAGTTGTTGAGGAGGCGGTGACACCTGAACCAATTTGAATTGGCTGGGAGGTTGTTGCTCGACCAATGTTAATTAAACCTAAACCGGCAGTGCCGCCAACTGTAATTAAACCAGTTGTTATTGCTGTACCAATATTTGCTGAATTGGTTGTAGAACCAGTAAAGTTAAGAGTACCAGTAATAGTCGGGCCACTAGAAAGCACCATGCTTCCGGAGCCAGTAAATCCAGCAGTCGATGTAATCTCACTCCTCCAAGCAGCAGCAGTATTTACAGTGGTATCAATACATACAAAATAATATGATGTACTTGATGTAATGCCTGCTACTAAGGCTCCGCTTAAACTATATACGTATGTAGAAACCCCTACCGCAGAAATTCTAAATGCCCAACCAGCTTGTAAAGTTGATGTATCAGGCAATACATATGAACCCTGCAATGTTGAGGTGCAATATTGATAAAAACTGCTTGTATTGGTAAGCGTTGTTGTTGGAGAAATACTTCCAGCAACAGTTTGAGCGCCAGTGGTTGCGTTGGTGTAAGAAACGGTAGTGGTCGTGCATCCAGTTACTTGGTAATAGCCGTTATACCCCGTAGGCGTTACACCTTGAACGGAAATATATGAGCCAAGAGCATAGGGCGCTGAAGCTTGCACTGCAAAAGTCAAGGTGGCTGTACCAGCAGAGCCAGTCGCGGCAGTGGTTGCGAGGGCGGTGGTAGAAGTAGCCGTGTAGCCCAACAAGTTGGCTTGTGCAGCAGGTGCTGTTGTTTTGCCTGTACCGCCATTTGCTAGTGGTAATGTTCCAGTGACACCAGCAGATAAACTGACTTGCGACCAAGTGGGGGTGGCGGCATTGCCTGCGCTGGTCATCACATAACCCGCAGTGCCAAAGTTGGTTGTGCCTGATCCTGCTCCAGCCGCCAAATTGGTGTTCAAACCAATAGCACCAGAGGCATTGATAACGTGGGCAGAGCCACCAGTTGCGCCCCACGCAAGGTAGGTCTTGAAGCCGTTGCCAGAGCCTACGGTGATGTCTCCATCGTGGCCCGAAAAGTACAGGCCATTGTTGATGCTGAAAAAGTCAGCAGGGATGCTTGCACCTGAGTACACCGACGAGTTCATGCCAAACTCACCATAGTAGGTGGAGTCGGTGCCCAAGTCATTGCTCAAGACGTAGTTGGTGGACGCGCCTGCCGTGCCACTACTGTTTTGAATGACGGTCTGCAAGTAACTGCCAGACACCGCTGCGCCAGAAGTAAAGCCCGAATTGCTGGCGTTAAACGTCAAATTGGGTGTTGTGCTGGTGGTTGAATTTACGATCAGCACAGGCGCTGTCAGCGTGGTGGTGGTGGGGTTGTAAGTGAACCCAGAAGAAGATGCAAAGGCACTGGTACCATTGCCATATGGGATGTAATTAGCCGTCAGCGTGGCGATGCCTGTTCCGCCATTTGCCACAGGTAAAGTTCCAGTGACATTGGAAGCAAGATTTACAAAAGTTGTTGAAGTTGATCCTGTGCCTCCATTTGCAATTGGCAAAGTGCCTGTGACATTGGAAGCTAGGTTAACAAATTGTGTGGAGGTCGAACCTGTACCGCCATTTGCAACAGGTAATGTACCTGTTACTCCCGTACTTAAGGGAAGTCCTGTAGCATTTGTAAGAACTGCTGCAGATGGCGTACCTAAATCTGCATTAATCAAAGAAGGCCCATTTTGCAAGACCATAGCACCGCTACCGGCATAATCATTTGTTCCAGTAAAAACATAATACCATGCTGCCTCAGTTGTTATTGTTGTACTTTTACAAGTAACAATTACACCCATGTTAGGGATAAGTACTGTAATTACAATATTAGTTGAACTACGAACAGTTAAATTTCCATTGGTAGTTGCGTTAAAAATAAAAAATGACCAGCCAAGTGTTAATGTTGATGTTAAAGGAAGTTTTATATTTTGATTACTTGTGCCAGTAAATACTTGATAATAACTACTTGTATTTGTTAATGTAGTAGTTCCTGCTGCGGTTGCAGTAGTTGTAAACCCCATCAAGTTTGCTTGTGCCGCAGATGCTGACGTTGCTCCTGTACCACCATTTGCAACAGGGAGTGCAGTACCGGAATATCCAATACCCAAAGTTCCACTTGTCGTAATGGGGCTACCAGTAACCGACAAGAAAGAAGGAACAGTTGCAGCAACAGAAGTTACGGTGCCGCTACCACCGCCTCCAGTAGAGTTAATGGTTTGATTTGGCCAAGAGCCGGTAATGGTGACGTTTGTACCAGCTACCAAAGAAGGCGTAGTTGTACCTGTTCCACCATTTGCAATTGGCAAAGTTCCAGTAACACCAGTTGACAAAGGCAAACCCGTAGCATTTGTCAATGTTACTGATGCTGGAATACCAAGATTTGGCGTAACCAATGTTGGCGAGGTAGACAAAACAGTATTGCCAGAACCTGTAGACGTTGTAACTCCTGTGCCACCATTTGCCACAGGCAAAGCAGTTCCAGAATAGCTTAATCCCAATGTTCCATTGCTGGTAATTGGGCTTCCGGTTACCGACAAGAACGATGGAGCAGTAAGCGCAACAGAGGTTACCGTTCCCGTTCCACTGCTAGCACCATTTGATGCCGCAGTAACGCGACCATATTGATCAACCGTTACATTGGCATTGGTGAAGCTGCCAGCAGACACACCAGAATTTTTCAAGGATACTTTGATGTTTCCTTGAGGGACGCTGGCGGTAACATTTATCCCATCGCCCGCTGTGAGCACTTGGCTGTTGGCTAGGCTTGATTCTTGATTAACGGTTACATAGGTTTGTGTCTGCGAATATGCGTTCGCAATTGCCCCCACCGTGGTTTGAACTGTGACCCCATTCTGCACAATTGGCACGGACTCTGTACCAGCAAGTGTAGTTGCTGCGGGTAGTTGCGATATACGAATGTTTGCCATACTTGTACCGGTATTTTATATTGCTAAGTTACAGTTATATATACATCCCACCGCTGACTGTAACAGTAAGACCTGTTGCTGATGCACTGCCTTGTAAAGTCCACAATCCTGCAAGTATTTGCTCACCTGTCCAGCATAACGTTTGCCCTGCAGTAAGTGAATACCCGTAATAAATTGCATTGCTTGTGCCTGCTGTTGCAACAGGCGAGACAATATACAAGTTAAGTGTTGCCGTTGAACCTGAAGTATTAACAACTACAATGTCACGAATGGCTGTCAACGCCTGCACAGGCGCAAGATAAATTACAGCAGCAGACGTGGTTAGGGCAGCTTGCCCCAAAAACATTGGGGTAAATGTTTGATACTTTGCACGCGGAACAAATAAATTATTGTTGTATGGCATTATGGGCTCAAATTGTCAAGGTTGCCATCAATCGGGTTTTGCGACGTCTCAGGTGCAATGCCATACTCACCTGCCGTTGTGTGTGTAATAGTTTGATTTAAGTTGGTTACAACATTAGGGTCAGTGGTCAGCGCGTTATCAACTTCTGCAACATCTTCGTCAGGACGTGGGAAGCGAATAGCAATCTTTTCAGGCTGTCGTGCAGGTAAGCGGTATGGGTCACGCTCGTCATTGCAGCCTTGATTGCATACACGTAAACCCGGAATGTTTCTATCTTGCGACATGTCACTGTAGGCGCGCTTCATCTTGCATCGATCGCAAATAGCAATCGACAATACAGCATTACCTAAAGTATCAAGCCATTTGCTCATCGTGTGTACACACTAATGTTAGGCGCAAAATAAATTGGCGACTTGTCACGTTCTTCTTGCTCTGCTTGCATCCAGTACTTTTCAGCCTGATTTTCGCAATATTGAATTCGTGCTGCATCAACGCCAGGTAGCTCCATGGCCATCTGGTGCGCAAGCATATTCTGGATGGCCAGATACCATCGCTGGGGTATTTGGATTGAACCTGAGAGGTTACCTACATCCTGCACATAGTATGAACACCACGCCACAATCTGAGGTGCGTAGGTATTTGGTGTTGGCCATAAGTACATGGACGGCTGCGGAATAGTACGATCAAACCAATATTGCAGCGGGTAGTTGTTCAAAAAGTTTTTGTTGGGCAAGTTCGTGTAGTCATCACGATTCAAGCGTGCAAGTGGGATTTCAGTTGCGTTAGACCCAAACACAACTTGGTACACACCCATGTTTACGCCGGCAGTTTGCTGAATTCTCCAATATGGCGCAGACGCAGACGGGTCCAAGTCGTAGTAAACCCATGTGCCCGCAACCCAAGTAGTGGCGCCAGGGCTGTAAAGTGTTACCCAAGTGCTATTATCAAGCGAGTATTGCACACTCAGAGTCACAGAACCCGACACGGCTGGTAGGATACCCACGGAGCCCACGTAGACCGGGCTTCCAGAGCCATTGTTGATGCCAATAACGCCTGTATTGCTGCTAAGTTGGCAAATATTTGTGTATTGCCCATCAAATACGTTGGCTGAATTACCTGAAGAGCTGTACCCGCCTGATGTGTTTGCAGTAAGTGTGCGGTAATTTGAGTTTAAGATGTCATTGACACCAACAGGCATATCATAAATGTATTTGTCAGGCACTAAGCCCAGCACTACTTTTTGGATGCACCAATATTGAATGCCGCGATTAACAAGATTTGACAGTAGGTAGTACAAGCTTTGCTTGGACGCCTGTATTTGCTCAGACGTAAGCTCTTCAGCAAGCTTTCCTGCACGACGAGCACCACTGTCAATAAGATTTTGTACAGTGATTACAGTTTGCCCAACAGTACCGCTTGTTGACATGTGGGATTACCTAGTAGTTTTTAACTGTGCCGCCTGTAGCGCAATGCCAGCGTTTTAGCGACGCGGCTTTGCGTGTTGGGCGGCCTTTATCATCTTTCATAGGCCCAGGCATGCCACTCATTCTTGCGCAAAATGAGTCATGTCTGGAGCCTTTTGCCTGCGGAGCCTTAAGGTTGCTACCAGTTGCGCGGTTAAACTTGTCACGTCCTTTTTGCGTCAAACCTGCGCCTTGGCTTGTAGGCAACTTTTCACCGCGGCTAACAGACAGCACAGGGTCGCCGCCGTTTTTCATTTTGGCAGGCTTAGCTGATGCTTTAAAGTCGGCAGCGGTTGGCGCGCCTTTTGAGCCGGGCTTGCGCATACGCTCGCCAGATCCATTTTTAATGCGCTCTTGCTTAGCGTGAATGTTATCCCACAAGCCACCAGACTTTTTGCCAACAGCATTCTTAACAGAGTAGGCAATGGCTACCGCTTGCTTTTGCGGCTTGCCAGCTTTCATTTCTGCAGAAATGTTTTTGCTGAACGCTTCTTTTGATTTGCTTTTGACTAGTGGCATATTAGGCCTGCGCTTCTTTCCAGCTCAAACGAGCCAAAATATTTGTAGCTGATCCTGCCGTATTAGTAGCAGCTACATACAAAATATCAGGCCCATCTGGGTACTGCCCCGATTGTCCGGTTGGAACCGAAGAGGTAGTACCGCCCCCAAGGATAGAGTTACCCAAATCCCGAACTCCACTTAAATCTAGTGTAGTTTGCCCGCTTGAATTGGTGAACGCTGCAGCAACTGATTCACCGCCGCTAATTGACGCTGTAGTAGTTGTGTTAACCGCTACTTGCGCTAATGAAGAGGTGTACCCATTGGAGACTGTAGGTGAACTCCATGACCCGCTAAAGCTAGTGCAGTATCCATTCAAAACCAAGTTAATTAGAAACGTACCAGCAGAAACAATACCCAACTCAACCAATTGCAGTTGCATACGGTTGACAATTTCTTTAACACCAAGCAGGCCAACCTGTCCGTTGTCCACAGATGGTGCAATACGAATCGCAATAATAGGGACGGTTGCCCCCGCAGGAACAGCAAGCTGCGCCGTGGTTCCGTAGTTAAAGATCAGCGACTTGTCATCATTGAACTGCCCATCCATGATGACCGAAGAACCCCAGTGAGACAGAGCCGCAGCAGTGTCAGGTGATGCGTATTCAACTGCAACCGGGGCGGTAGCAGAGTAAGTAAATGACTGCGCGGTAGCAGCGCCACCAGTGGTTGCACGAGTCAACCCGGTAAACGTGGTGTCCGTCTTGCCTGTGTAGGTCATGTACTCAATTACACCAGACGTACCGCTTGCTTGCACTTTTAAAGTACCAGTAGGCGCAAATGCTGTGGTACTTGCCACGTTCAATGTGGTATCGCTTGTTCCTGCAGACGCAGTAATGTAGGTCACCAGCGACTGGTTGTTGGACTCGTAGTGCGCTGCCATGTTGCCAGAACGCATGTAGGCTTCGTACTTGATGTTGTTGTTTTGGATCTGATGCACATAGGTCACCGCACCGTCTTTACCGCGAAATCCAAAACGAACATAGCCAGCGCCATACCATGAGTAATCGATATACCACATTTGCATGCGCGTCAAATCAAGCAGATAGCCCGAAGGGTTATTGATACTGCTTGTGCCATCACATACGTCAAACCACTGCGACTGTGGCGTACGTGTATCAATTGTCTTAGAAATAATTACACCGCCCTGGCTGATCGTGCCACCTCGGTACTCTGGGGAGACTTGCATGGAGGTGTCGCTGGTGATTGTGATCACCTTGTACGACTGACCGCGTATAACAATATAGTCGCCGGGTTTCAGTTGCGTGCTAAACTGCGTTCCTGTTCCTGTAATGGTTCCAGAACCCGTAGTTACAGTTGACCTGCCATTAATTTGGGTTGTAGAACTACGTAACACTGCATACAGTACTTGGCCGTCAAACTCAAAAAACATTCCGTTTTGTTGATCAAAGAAGCCAATGCGATTGCCTGATCCATACCAACTAAACGGGCTGACCTTGATGTTCAATCCAGTTGCTGTTGTAGAGGAAGGGGCGGTTGTTGCAGTGTAAGTAAATGCAGTTGCAGTCAAGCCCGTAGAAAGAATTGTGTATGTGCCGTTGTAACCCGTTTGATCCACGCCTGCAACCGTCACAACTGTGTTTGCAGTTAGGTTATGAGGAAACTGCGTGGTGACCGTAATGGTTGCGCCGATAGATGTTCCGCTTGCACTCAACGATGGGTTGAACAAGTAAGGCTTCAACGAGGAACCTGTAGAAAACTGGATGCCCTTTCCCGATTGGTAACGGAAGTAGCGACGA